TCGATATGATTACTTTCAAATCACTTTTGACCACTTCCTTTGCAAGCAGTAATTTTTGAGGCATCTGTGGCAGTAGCGAAAATTGGCTTGAGCCTAAAACAAAAACACCATAACCAAATTAAGCTTGCCCAAAGCCCTGATACACACTTTTTAATGTGGATTCAGACGAACCTTGGTACGAACCATTTTTTGGGTAGCTTGATCATTTTCTGAAATTGGTTTAAAAGCAAGTTTTGTTATATCTAAAACTTTTATTTGTGCAATTGTTTTTTACTTTATTAAAGAAGATTGGGTAATGGTTATGCTTGATTTAGCCTACGTTGAAATTATTGTTAATAATTTTAAAGTGTTAAAATAAAGTGGAAACACAACAACTTATTGACACTGTTCTTGGAATAAGCTGTACCGTAATAGGCTGGTTTGCTAGGGAGTTGTGGACGGCTGTTAAAGAACTTAAAACAGATTTAGCTAAACTTAGAGAAGACTTACCAAAGACTTACGTAGATAGAAATGATTATCGCAGTGACATGCACGACATCAAATCTATGTTAGGTAAAATATTTGATAAGTTAGATGGTAAACAGGATAAATAACTTGTTACTAGGAACAAAACATGTCTTACAAATCACGTTGGGATAATGGTGGCTGGTTAGTCATCTGTGACCAGTGTGGTCGTAAATATAAAGAGAGTGAGCTTCGGTTACGTTGGGATGGTCTTATGGTCTGTCCTGGGGATTGGGAACCTAGACAACCTCAAGATTTTGTACATGGTGTAGCTGACATTCAAGCTCCACCTTGGGTTAGATCAGAACAATCAGATCAGTTTATTGGTGGATTTTGTACACTAGTTACTATCAATGGATTAGCTGATTACGGTGTTGCAGATTGTGCAATGGCTAACTATGACAATGGTTATCGTCCTGCACCATATGTGTGTACACCAACATCATCTTCTGGATTAGCAGATATGGGTGCAGCTAATTGTTCAAGAGCAGATCAAGCTACTACGTTGTTTGAACCGACAGTTTTAAACAACTCATTTTATGAGTTTGAATACCCCCAACCAGGATAAACTATGAGTTCTACTTACAGTATTAATAGCAGTCAAATTATTTCCTTAGCACTAGGTAGATTAGGTGTGCTTGAAATTGGTGATACTCCTGATACCAATACATATAACAATGCTTTAATGTCTCTTAACCTACTAATTAAACAAATGAGTGTAGATGGATTAAAGCTGTGGAAAATAACTGAACTTATTATTCCCACTACATCTGGTCAAACATCTTACATACTAGGTGGATCTACATCTACTTTGATGTATGACTCTTTAAATCCTACTGTAGCTATTACTGACAAACCACTTAAGATTATCCAAGGGTTCTACCGTAATATACAAGTAACTCCTAACATAGATACACCTGTACTTATTGTTTCTAAACAAGAGTACAACATGTTAGGTTCTAAGTTTTCTACTGGTACAGCTAACACTTTGTTTTATGATCCTAGAGAAAACAACGGTATTTTGTATGTGTATTTAACACCAGATCTTAACTCTCAAACAAACATTCAGTTACACGTTGTAGCTCAAATGCCTTTGAATGATATTACTTTAGGTACTGGTACTTCTACCGATACTCCTGACTTTCCTATTGAATGGCAAAACACTTTAGTATGGGGATTAGCTGATGAGTTGGCTATGCAATATGGTGTCCCAGTTAACTCTAGACAAGAGATAGCAGCAAGAGCATTGGTGTATAGAGAAAAGCTCTCTGATTGGGATGTAGAGGCTTCTAGCACGTTCTTTATGCCTGACTTTAGATCTACTAATCCAAACTCTTACGGACGTTAATATGGCAACCGAAAGAATAGCACTTACACAACCAATAGATAGTCGTACAGGATCTTTTGCATCTGATGCGTATTGTGCTAACGTTTTCTTTGATAGTAGCAATGGTAAAAGAGACTTTGTTAAAAGACCTGGGCTGACTAAAGCTACTACAATTGCTAGTGGAACAGCACAAGGTTTAACTGCTTACAACGGTAATTTAGTGTCTGTTATTAATAACACTGTTTATCAAATTAATCCTAGTAGCTACGCTGTTACTACTTTAGGATCAACGTCTGCATCTACAAGCCAAAGTTATTTTGTAAATACATTTCTTAATAACTATTTGTTTTTTCATAATAAAGTTAATGGTTATTTACTAAACAAATCAGGAACCTTAAATACTATTAATAACACAACTGTTGTAGCTATTAGCATTGACAACCCTGGTTTAAACTATAGTACAGGTATTACTCTTAGCTTTTCTTCTGGTAGTGTTGCTGCTACTGCTACAGTTGTATCGGGAAATATAACTACTGTAACCATTACCAATCCTGGCAGTGGATACTCTAGTGCTCCTACTTGTACAATTAATTTACCTGCTACACAAACTCCTACTGGTTCTGGTACTACTGGCTTTTATACTGTGTCTGTATCTAGTGCTAGTGGTATATACACAGGTATGTTTGCTAGTGGTACAGGCATAGCACCCAATGCTATGGTTACTAGCATCAATGGAACAACAATAACTTTAAACATTCCAAACACAGCTACTGTATCAGGTACTATTACCTTTCAAGATTTAGGTTCTGGAGCAGTGTTAACTCCTGCTCTTAACTCATTCCCTGTGGGTCCTTTTGTATCTGGTGCTGTGTTTTTAGATCAATACGTATTTGTTGGTACAACTAACAACCGTATATACAACTGCAACGTTGGTGACCCAACTCAATGGAATGCTCTTAGCTTTTTAAGCTTTGAACAAACAGGAGACACATTAGTTAGTATTGCTAAACATTTGAACTACCTTATAGCTTACGGTTCTTCAACTACCCAGTTTTTTTATGATGTTGGTAATGCTGTTGGTTCACCCCTTACTGTAGCTCCTAGCTATACTATGGAAATAGGTTGTGCTAATGGAGACAGTCTTGTTTCTACTAGTAACACAGTTATATGGGTAGCTACTACAAAAACTTATGGTAAGTCTGTGTACCTTATGGATGGGGTATCTCCTATTAAGGTATCTACTAGCCATATAGATAGGCACTTAGAAGCCGATTCATTAACACACGTATCTGCTTATGTGTATAAGATAAATGGTCATACCTTTTATATACTAACGCTATATAACACCAATAAAACTTTAGTTTATGATTTAGATGAAAAGATGTGGTACACCTGGACTTCTTACAACGGTTCATCTGAAAACTATTTTGTACCTACATTTTATGCAGATGCTAATAATACGCCCTACTGTTTAGACAGCACTAATGGTAATTTGTACTACTTTAATACTAATGTTTACCAAGATAATGGTCAACCTATTTATTGTAGGTCTGTTACAGACATTAGAGACAACGGTACTACCAAACGTAAATTCTATGGTCGTTTAGAAATTGTTGGGGATAAGGTAGCTGGTAACATGTACATCAGTCATTCTGGTAATGACTACGCTAGTTACTCTACTCCTAGGGTTGTTAATCTTAATGCTCCTAGAGCACAGGTATACCTTAGTGGAGCTGACAGACGTAGGTCTTGGCAGTTTTTATGCTATGACAATGTTCCTCTTAGGTTAGATGCTGCTGAGATTGATTTTAGACTTGGTGAAATGGACCAAGAACAATCTGTTGGTAGCGGTACTCAATACAAGAGGTAGTTATGAATCAAATAGTAGAAGCCATTAATTCTGTAGCTAATAAAGAAGGGTTTAACCTAAGTACTTCAGAAAGTAAATTAGCTTTAGCTAAAGTATTGTTAAAAGAAGAACAAATTGAAAATTCTATTGTTCATAGATTTGGTGGAGGGCTGTATATTAGGGAAGCACACTATCCTAAAAATACTCTCATAGTAGGTCAAGAACATGTCTCTGAGCATATGAATGTTTTGCTTAAGGGTAGCATTAACGTTATAGATGGAAACGGTTCTATACAGACTTTAACAGCTCCACATATGTTTGTAGCTAAAGCAGGTAGCAAAGTAGGCTTTACATTAGAAGATGTTGTGTGGCAAAATATCTATGTTACTAATAGTACTGATGTAGAATACTTAGAGTCAATATTATTTATATCCCCAGATATTCTTAAAGAACATCAACAAGAAAAGTTAAGTAAAGAGTATTCTTTATACCAAGAAGATCGAGAAGACTTTTTATTGATGGTTCAAGAATCTGGTTGGACTTTAGAAGACATAGAGTTAGCATCTAAATATAGAAAAGATTGCATTCCTTTTCCAGATGGTAGTTATAGCATTTGTTCTGGTAATTCACCAATACAAGGTAAAGGAATGTTTTCTACTGCTTTAATAAAACAAGATAGTGTTATTGCTCCTATGAGGCTTGGAGGGTTAAGAACTC